TTAATCACATTCCATATTCTAGTTCCTAAAGGGTTAGGCATATCTCTAACAATAACATCAGATAAGTCTTTACATTCAAAATTACAACCTGGTATCATATAATGCTTTGGTGAATGTACGTTATCAACTGCTAACTCTATATCTTTTTCAAAGTCCTTTTTTAAATCTCTATCTGGAGTTTCTCCAATAGCAACTAGTATTTTCTTTTCAAGAGTAGGACTCTCTACATTAAGTCTTCCATTTTCTAAATGTGATAAAAAGCCTTGTGTAACTCCTATTTTTGTAGCAAATTCTGTTTGAGATATTTTATTTTCATCTCTAAATTTTTTTATTTTTCTTCCTATATGCATAATTTCCTCCTAATCTTTCATATAATAACTACCGGTAAATCCAGCAGCATTTAATATTAATCCTTTTGCCCAACTAATTTCTTCTGTCATAGTTTTTATAACTTCTTCTAACTCCACAGACTTTGGAACATCTAGTATTATCTCGTCATGCACGTGGAACACTATTGGCCAACCTTTATCTTTTACTCTTAGCAAAGTTTCTGTTAAGCAGTCTCTTGCGATAGCTTGTACAATATTTTCTGTTAATTTACCGCCATAAGTTGGGATAACTTCCCACTTCTTAGATGTTTGATTAATCCCCATGTAATGCATCTGCATTTGCCCAAATTGATTTTCTTTTAAAAATGGCTTTGGATAGAAAAGTTTTCTACCACTTGGCAATTCAATTGTGAAAAAGTCTTGGCCATAAATAAAGTCATACTCTTTAGCTAACTTTACGCATTTAACTATCTGCGGTTCTCCAGTCTCTAATACTTCAACAGAGGCATTCTCTAATGCATACCACAACTCCACAATTCTTTTAGATGATTTTCTCCATCTATCTACAATGTCTTTCATTTCTTCATCGGTTAAGCCCATATCAGCTGCACCCATAGCAGTTAAAGCTCCAACACTACCTTGGTATCCTAGTGCAAGTTCTGCAACTTTTCCTTTAGCTCTAAGATGATAGTTTTCTTCACCTTTTGCGATGGTATTTATTGGCACTCCAAACATTTGAGATGCTGAGGCCTCATAGATTTTTCCATGAGTTTTAAACACTTCCATTCTCCACTCTTCTCCAGCAAGCCAAGCTATAACTCTTGCCTCTATTGCAGAGAAGTCTGATACCACAAAGTGATTACCTTCAGAGGGGATAAATGCTGTCCTGATAAGCTGAGATAAGGTATCAGGTATATTTCCATAAAGCATTTCTAATAGTTCACCATCACCTTTTTTAATAACATCTCTAGCTACATCTAAAGTTTCTATATAGTTACGAGGCAAGTTCTGTACTTGAACTAATCTTCCTGCATATCTACCAGTTCTGTTAGCACCATAAAATTGTAAGAGACCTCTAACTCTTTCATCTTTACACATAGCTTCGTCCATAGCTTTATATTTCTTAACAGATGTTTTAGAAAGCTCTTGCCTTATTTCCAAAACTCTTTTAGCTTTTCCATCATCTAGAATATCTATCATTTTTCCTACTGTAGCTTTTTGCAAATTCTCAACTTCTTCTCCTGCTTCTTCTAACCAATTTAGTAACTGACTAGTAGAATTGGGATTGTCTAACTTTGTTATCTCTCTTGCTTCTTCTAGTAAATTAGCTCTGGATAATGCATCAATATATAGAGCACCGTGGACTAATTCACTATCAACTCTTACACCATAGGCATTCATAAAAGTATCCAATATCCAAAGTTTCCATTCCCTGTCAGGGACAGGAAAAGCACTTAATCTTCTACCTATTTCCATTTCAGTAACTACGTCTTGAACGCAATATTCTTTAAATAGAGCCCATTTTTCTGGAGCATGTTGAGGTAAGTTTCTAGCCCTATTCCCATTGCTCTTAGTAGGATTACAAGGTATACAGAAGTATCTTATTAAAGCACTACCAGTAGTTAATTTTTTCTTATCTTGTGGTAAGCCCATTGCATTGCCTATTGCAGCAAGACCTGCTGTGTACCCACAATAAAGACCATGTACCATAGTACAATGCCATTGTTCCAAAGGAGTTTCTATTCCAGCCATATTCAAGCACCACCACTCAAAGACAGCGTTATAGGCATACTTAGTACATTTTTCATCTTTTAAAAGGGCTAATACTTCTTCAGGAATAGCTTCACCTTGTGCAAGGTCTACTATTTTTACATCCTGGCCATCAACAGAATAAGCGAATAGAAGTATCTGAAAATCATTACTCATTGCATATTTATATGCACCTGACTTACCAATGTCTACAGAGCTAAATGTTTCTA